TCGGCTGCAACCCACCTGTGGGTTGGTGTCGCCGCGAACGACGCACTCAACGGCGACAATGTGACGATTTTCGCTGGCGGCGTCCAGCGGATCGCCGCAACCGGCACGGTCACCGCCGGTCAGCTCGTCGAGGCCGCCACGGCCGGCACGGTCGCGACGCATACCAACGGCACCAACGACGTGAACACCGTCGGCCTCGCGCTCACCACGGCGACTGTCGGCCTCCTCGTCGAAGTCCAAATGGACCGGGCCTAGGCCGGAACCCCGAGACGGAAGAGTGAACTGACATGCCTGTTACCTATCCTCCGGCTGCCCCGACACTGTCGGGTGACATCGAAACCATCAGCCGATTCCTGAATTCCCCGACGCTGATCGCTCGGCGTCTCCGCACCCTCGCCGAGCAGCGATACATCGCCGACGCGTTGCTGACTGGACGATTCCAGGTGTCCGGCGGCGCGGTGCTGTACGAGACCGGTGAGTCGATCTTCACCACGGATAGCCCCCGCGCGGTCTCGCCCGGCGCCGAATACCCGCTGACGACTGTCCCGACCGGGCAGGCTTCGCTCGCGAAGACCGTCAAGTGGGGCCAGGACACGAAGGTCACCGACGAGTCGATCGCCCGGCAGAACTTCCAGCCGGTCAACAAGTCGATGATCAAACTCGTCAACCAGAACGTCAAGTACGTCGACTCCGTTGCGCTGTCGGCGATCGCCTCCGCGATCACGGCCACGCAGGCCGTGGGCAATGGCGCCTGGTCAGTGTTCGGAACGACTGCGCAGGCGATGCTTCTCGACGTCGCAACCGCCAAGGCATCGATTCTGGCTCTGAATCAGGGCTACGACCCCGACACTGTCGTCCTCGACGACCTGACCTACGCGTATGCGTACGCCAAGTTCACGTCAGCCGGGCTCATGCCGCGTGAGACCGACGCCCGGAACCCGCTGCTCACTGGCGAGTTCCCCGTCATCGACGGCATGCGGTGGCTATCCAGTCCGAACCTGCCCACGGCAGGCAACGTGCTGGTCGTCGACTCACAGATGCTCGGCGGCATGGCCGATGAGGATCTCGGCGGCCCCGGCTATACCAACGCCGGTGGCATCGGCGTGCAGGCCAAGACGATCCGCGATGACGACAACGACCAGTGGAAGTTGCGCATGCGCCGCGTCACCGTCCCCATCGTCGTTGAGCCTGCCGCCGGCCGGAAGATCACGGGCGTCTGATGGCGATCACCTACGAAGCGGTATTCCCTATCGCGGCGGTCGATCGTCAGGTATTCAACGGCGGCGATTGGCTCGTCGTCTCGAATGATTCAGAGACGAGCTACGGCACGGTCGTCGCAGTCACTCAGACCGCGACCACCGCGCAAATGATCGCTACTGCGCTGAACGGAGCATGACCATGGGATACATCGCCAGCAAGCCGCTGGTCATCACGAAGCGGGAAGACGGCTCCGACCTGTACCTCTACCACGGGTCGCCTGTCCCGGGGCACGTCAAGGGCGAAGAGTTGCAGCGGCTCCTCGACGGCGAGTTCATCGCCGAAGACGACGCTACTGAGGCTCCCGCCGATGTGCCGCCGGCAATGGAAGAGAAGCCGGCCGGGAACGCGTCGCTCGAGGCGTGGCAGAGCTACGCCAAGTCGCAGGGCACCTCCGAGGAAGACCTCGACGGGCTGTCCCGCGACGACGTCCGGTCCCTGTTCAGCTGACCCCGGTTAGGAGGCCGTCATGGCGGATCCATTCGCGACACCTGATGATGTCGCTGCGCGGTGGCGGCCCCTCACCCCAGCTGAGGTGATCGTCGCGGAAGCGCTCTGCGGGGATGCGTCGTCGCTGCTGCGGGCACGGTTCCCCGGTATCGACGCCAGCATCGCCGGCGGGTCGCTCGACGCGAACGTCGCGCTGATGGTGTGTGCGGGCATGGTGAAACGTGCCCTCATCGCACCGGACGACGGGGTATCGCAGGAGTCAGAGACGGCCGGGCCGTTCTCACGGTCGCAGTCGTTCTCGAACCCGATGCGGAACGTGTTCCTCACCGCAGCAGACGAGACGCTGATCCTCGGGTACCGGCCGAAAGCAATGACGGTCGGCTACGCCAATACGACGACACGGGTTGAGAACAGCGGACCCGCCTACGTCTACGGATGGTTCTAGGCCGTGGACTTCCCGTTCGGGGAGACGATCACCCTCGTCCGTAGGACTGTCACCGGTCAGAACGGTGACGGAAACGACGTCTACGGCGAGACGTTGACCGACGTGTCGGGTGCGTTCGACCCGGCGGTCGGGTTCGAACGGACTCAGGGCATGGATCAGGTCGAGTCGCAGCCGCAGGTGTATCTGCCGGCGGGGACGGTTGTCGCGTCGGTTGATGCGGTGATCGTCCGGGGTTTGCGATTCGAGGTCGACGGCACCGCGAACGTGTGGAATTCGCCTTTCACGGGGTGGTCTGCCGGTGTCGCTGTACCACTCAAACGGGTTACGGGGTAGGTCATGGCTGCGAACTTCCAGTGGGATTACGCCGGCGGCCGAGAAATGTTGAACGCCCCGTGGATGGTCGCGGAGATGCACGCCCGGGCGGAACGCGTCAAAGAAGCCGCGATCGGACTGGCCGCCGAGCACGTATCCGACGATGACCGGTACGGCCATTACATCGACGACTTCGAGGTCGATTCCGGCACTGAAGGCGGCATCCACCACGACCGCGCTTGGGCTCGAGTCACGAACGATAACGAGATCGCGGTATACGTCGAGTTCGGCACCAGCAAGATGACTGAGCAGGCCATTCTGCGCCGGGCACTCGACGCGGCCGGCTAGACATGATCGCTGTCGAGAAAGTGACCAGGCAGTGGACTGACGACTACTTCCCGGCTGCCCGGGTGGTGACGGAAACCCCCGCAGATTTCGACGTGATGGGGAACCTCCCGCTGATCAAGGTGTGGCGGGTCGGCGGCGGTAACAGGCTGATCCTCGATCAGGTCCGCATGTCGGTCGACACGTTCCAACTGTCCCGCGACGACTCCCGCATCCTCGCCGAACAAGTCAGGGATGCGTGGCTGTACAAGCTCTCTGGCAGTAAGACGGGGGGCCTCTACATCACCCGGGTCGAATGCACCACCGGCCCGATATGGGTTCCCTACGATAATCCGAACGTTCGACGTTTCAATGCTTCCTACACCCTGCACGTGAAACCCCTCTAACACCCCAACAACACTCGCCTGTCCTGGTGGTCTGCGCCCACCTGAACGGGTCAACACCCAAACCCAAAACCCATCCCTTGGGAGCGCAGACATGACCAAGAACGTTAACAACGTCCACGCCTACGGCGACATCACCCAGGCCATCTGGACGTCCCCGCTAGGCACCGCGAGCCCATCCACCCCGACCGCCGCCTACCCGGCTGGCTGGTCCGAGCTCGGGTGGGTCGACGACGGTGGTGTGACCGAGTCGCAGACCTACCAGGAGACGAAGGTTTACGGCTGGCAGGGCGCGTCGCTACTGCGGGTGCTGCGCAGCCAAGCTGAGCATTCGTTCAAGTTCAACTGCCTGGAAGAGACCGCCGCCGTCCTGGGGCTGTTCCGGCCGGGCACCACGCAGACCACGACCGGCGCGACCGCCGACGTGCAGACCATCACCATCACGGGTTCCCCGACCGGTGGCACATTCACTCTGAACAACATCGGGTACGGCGCTGCGTCCTACACCGCCGTCTACAACGTCACCACCACGGCGTTGGCTGCGGCGTTGTCGGCGATCATCGGCGGCACCGTGGGTGTGACCGGCACGGCCGGCACGACCTACGTGGTGACGTTCCCGGCGTCGCTGGGGAACCTGACCGTGATGACCGCGGTGTCGGGGCTGACCGGCGGCACCACCCCGACCGTGGCGGTCGTGAACACCACCCCCGGCGTGAACGGCGTCACGTCGTGGCCGGTGAAACCGTTCGTGTCGAGGAACCTGCGGCAGTTCGGCATCGACCTGGTCGACGGTTCGGTGAGCCGCCGGTTCCTCGCCCAGTCGGCGGAAGTGACCTCGGCCGGGGACATCGTCTACAAGGCTGATGCGCTCGTCGTCTACCAGTTCAACTTGGACGTGTACGTCGACTCGTCCGGGAACTTCTTCACCGAACTTACCAACTCCCCGGTGGTCGGTTCGGGCCTGTTCACCTAAACGGGTGGGGGTCTGTGGCGCGCAGACCACCGGCCCCCACCTCTCATTCCCATCTGCGCGACTGGAAGGTAGCTGCGCATGCCTGCACCGAAGAAAACCGCCCCGAAAATCGTGGACGCTGAACTGCCACCTGTGGTGTTGGTTGACGAACCGATCCCGGACCTCGAGCCGGTGGTGGCCGCGACCGACCCGACCGACCCGCCCGACCCGAAAACCGACGCGCAGCAGGCTGCCGATGAGGCCACCGAAAGCGACAACACGACGCTGCGGTTCGAGTACAAGACGGAACGGTTCAACATCGACCGCAGCAACATCCGCCGCGCCGCCGTAAGGGCCGGATGGCAGGTCAACGACGCCGGCCTCATCGTGCAAGGGCTCCTCGGCACGGAGGAGTTCAAGTGGTTCATCCAACGCCACGCTGAGGACGACCTCGACGAACTGCTGATGGGGTTCCTCAACGCGTATGGGGAGGCGGTGGGGGCCCCAAACTCCCCGTCCTAGTCGCGGTGATCGCCGAACATCACCGTCAGGTGGAGTTCGACTTCGCGTGCCGCGGCTGGGATCTCCTCGACTTCTGGCGCGGCGACATGACGTTGCGGGCACTGTCGGTGCGGGTGGATGGGCTCCGCGAGGACACCACGACGGCGACGTGGCGGGCCGCTGTGGGCGGCCCCCACGACAGCGAACGGGACCTTCTCGTCGACATCGCCGACATCCTCGCCTCAGCGAACTGGCAACGCTCCGGCGATAAGGACGCCCCCCGCCCGCCGGCGCATCCACGGCCAGGGGACGACCGGCGCCGTAAGGAACTCGACAGCCAGATGGGCGCGAACGCCCGCGCCATGAAAGCCCGACTTCAACGACACCAGGACGGAGGCTGACATGGCAGACCGCCCAGCCTTCGCTTGCGTTCTAGACGGCTGCACCCGGAAACGCCACTCGGCGTCATGGTGCAAGTCAGTGGCTGTCTGCACGATTGATGACTGCTCGGCAAAGGCTCACTCACGGGGTTGGTGCTCTCGGCATTACGGGTCCTGGCGTCGTACCGGTGACCCGCTCACGAGCCGACGTCACCGAAGCCGAACCGAACCCGCGCCGCCGTGCGCCGTCGACGGTTGCGACGCGCCGAAGCGGAAGTTCGAATGGTGCACGCGGCACGCGGCACTGGCCCGCAGCAATGGAGACCCCACGAAGGCCAAATATGAATGGTCAGCGAAGGTTCCGGGCTGCATAGCGTGTGGTTCAGCCGTTCCTGACGGGCGACGACAGTACTGCTCCGCGGCGTGCCACCAGGCCTCATACCGGAGTGACTGGCGAACGCGTGCCTGCCTGATGTGCGGGAACGCCCTCGACATTTCACGCAAGGACGGCAAGTACCTTCCCGGATACAAGTCGAGTGTCTGCGAAACCTGCCGACGGCCCCGTAGCAGGGCACGCGATTACGCGGTCGTGTTGCTGGCGCACTTTCTAGGTAACGGCTGCGGAATCTGCGGTGAGCCAGTCGATCTGGCGATCCGCTTTCCCGATCCGAGATGCGCCAGTGTCGATCACATCGTTCCGCGCGTACTCGGCGGAACCGACGACGCGACCAACCTGCAACTAGCTCACTTTGGCTGCAACTGCGAGAAGACCGCGCTGAAGAACCCCCCACGGATGGAGGCCGTCTAGATGGCCACCGTGGGCAGCGTCAGCGTGACCGTCACTCCCGATGCTCGAGGTTTTCCGCAGAAGCTCCGCGCGCAGCTGCAGTCTCTCGGCGATTTCAAGGTGAAGATCCGGCCCGACGACGGGTTCGCGAAGGACTTCGAAACTAAGACGGCGCCAGGGATGCGGGCCGCTGGAGACCGGTTCGGGCGGGAAGTGTCCGGCCGGCTGTCGGCGGCGCTGAAGAACCTTCCCGCCGCAAAGATCACCGCCGATTCGACATCGGCGCAGCGCAGCATCGATCAGATCCGCCGGCAACTGGAGACGGTCGGTAAGACGTTCGGTGTCCACGTCACCGACAAGGCTGCCTTGGCCGCGATCGATCATCTGAAGGGGAAACTCGACGTTCTGGCGCGGGAATCTCCTGATATCCGGGTCAAGTTTGACGCTAAGGCAGCTCTCGCGGAGATCACCGCGCTGCAGGGTGAACTCGGGCTGGTGGGAGACGCAGCCAAGAAGCCGCAGAACGACCTGAAACTTCTCTCGACGGCTGTCATCACACTCGGCCCGGCGTTGATCCCGATCGCTGGTGCCGCCGTCGCTACTGGCGCCGCGTTAGGTGCTCTCGGAGTCACCGGTGTAACCGCGTTCCTCGGCGTCAAGAAGGAGATGCTGAAGGGCACGCAGGTCGGTGTCCAATACCGCGCCGGTCTACAAACGCTGAAGGGCGACTTCTCCACCCTCGAGGCCACCGCGTCGAAGGCAACCCTGGGCGGATTCTAGACATCAGTGGGTGCGCTGCACCGCGACCTGCCGCTGGTCAACCGTGACATGGGCATATTCGGCAAGCAGCTAGGTGAGATCGCCGGCAACACGGTCACAGGTTTGGTGTCGGGGTTCGGCAACTTCGACACGCTGCTGATCCACATCGGGCAGCGCGCCGACATCACGTCGGGGAAGTTCAAGACATGGGCGGCCGGCCCGTCCGGCGCGCAGTTCGCGCAGTCCCTCGGCCGCGAGTTCGACCAGGTCGTCCCGGTCCTCGCTGATCTAGCCACAACGGTGGGTCACGTGGTGGCCGCGTTCGCCCCGATCAGCGGGCAGGTACTCGGCACCATCGACAATCTGTCTAAGGCGATCAACCTGATCCCGCTGCCAGTGCTGAAGACGTTGGCGTCCCTGTTCGTGACGTTCAGGACCGCGAAACTCGTGTCGGGGATTTTCGACAACGTCGGCGTGTCGCTGTCGAAGATGGGCAAGGAAGGCGCGCTGGCCAACTCGCGGTTAAGCGGTGTCGCGACCACTGTCGGCGGGTTGGCCGGCAAGGCCGGGTTGATCATCGGCACGTCGATCGCGTTGAACGGGCTCGCGAAGGAAATCGGCCATTCGCTGGCCGCGAACGATTCCCTGAACGCGTCGCTCGACAATTCAGGCAGTGCCTATTCGTCGTTCTACAGCGCGGTCGTCACCAGTAACGGCGCGGTCGACGCTGGGGTGAAGTCGGCTGTCACCTACCAGTTGCAGCAGGACAAACTGACCGGGAAGGCCGCGAAGGCCGGCATCTCCCAGGATCAATTAACCGCCGCTGTCACGGGCACGCAGCAGCAGTATGACGCGCTGATCGCCACGTGGAAGGCATCCGGGAAACCAGCCGACGACACGATCAAGGCGATCAGAAACCTCCGCACCCAATACGGGAACGCGTACGGCCCGGCTGCGGACTTCGCGTTCACCCAGAAGTATTTGGCGACGCTGCAACCCAAAACGTGGGCGGCTTTGAAGACGACCGCCGACTCAGTGACGCAGGTCGGCACCAAATACAAGTTGGGCGCCGATCAGGTACAGGCCTACGCGCAGATGGTCGGCATCTCGAAAGACGTCATCGACAGCGGCACGATCAGCAACGCCGAACTCGACGCGGCAGTGAAGGCTATGGCAGCTTCTTACAACACCGCCACAATGGCTGGCAGCGCGTTCCTGTCCGCATTGAGCACGTTCTCCCAGTCCGCGGGGACAGCAGCGGACCGGGCGGCTTTGATCGGCGCGACGCTCCGCGCAGCTAGCGGCGATTCCCTCGGCTACGCCGGCACCCTGAACAGTGCCGCCGTGGCGCAGAAAACGTTCGGCGACAACATCAAGGCCGCAGCCGCGCAGACCGGTAAGGGCGGAATATCGACC